GTTTCATCACAATTGACTCAGAAACCATCGCCTACGCCAACGTGGAAGGCAATCAACTCCTGAACTGTTTCCGTGGGCAGAACAACACTACGGCCGCATCTCACACAACCGGGGCAGTCGTGACTGTGGCGAACCTGCCCTGTATCAATGTCTGGCCTGCGCCCAACGCCCCTGGTGACCAATACATCTTTGTGTACTGGAGGCTGCGCCGCCTGCAAGACGCGGGTAACGGTGTGAACATCCAAGACATCCCATTCCGTCTGATCCCATGCTTGGTTGCAGGATTGGCCTTCTACATCGCTTCAAAACGCCCAGAAATCCCTCCAGAGAGGGTTATGTTCTTGAAGTCTGAGTACGAACAGCAGTGGTTGTTGGCGTCTCAGGAGGACCGTGAGAAGGCAGCAGACAGGTTTGTCCCCCGGCAGTTGTTCTACTGAGGTGACAGATGCCGTCTAAGTACGCTTCCGGTAAATATGCAATTGCCGAGTGTGACCGCTGTGGTCAGCGGTATATGCTCAAGGAACTTCAAAAGCAGGTCCTCAAGACCAAGCTTTACAACATCAAGGTCTGCCAGTCTTGCTGGGACCCGGACCAGCCGCAGTTGTCGCTGGGTCTGTATCCTGTCAATGACCCGCAGGCTGTGCGGGAGCCAAGGCCAGATGTGAGCTACATCTTGTCAGGTACAAACGGTTTGCAGACTAGCATTACTGGGGGTACAGGACAGGCCGGCCTAGGGACTCCAGAAGGCGGTAGTAGGATATTCCAGTGGGGTTGGTACCCTGTTGGGGGTTCTCGGGCAAATGATGATGGGTTGACGCCAAATAGCTTGGTTTTAACCGTGGAATTGGGTACAGTTACGGTAGCAACGACATAAGGAGTCGAAGATGGACAAAGCAGATTTGAAGCAAGACAAAAAGATGATTGCTGGTGCCGTGCATAAGCACGAGAAATCTATGCACCCAGGCAAGCCCATGACCAAGCTCAAGAAGGGCGGCGTCACTGGTAAGGCTATGAAAGCAATGGGCCGTAACATGGCCCGCGCTGCAAACCAAAGGGGTCGGTAATGGCTAAATTCAGCGACAAACAAATGGGCAAAGAAGTCGGCAATGCCGCTGTCTATGCCAAGCCCCACACCATGACTGGCGGTTCGGTGTCGAACCAAGTGCCGACTAAAACAGGCGCTGAGTGCATGAACGAGCTCAACATGTCTGTGGGTGGCGTCAGCAAAGGCAACTATGCTCCTGTCAAGACTAGCGGCATCAAGATGCGTGGCGTTGGCGCAGCTACTAAGGGTGTGATGTCCAGAGGGCCGATGGGATGAACTACACCGAGTTGTACAACACAATTCAGTCATACACCGAGAATCAGTTTCCGGATGTATATCTGGCGAGTGGGAGTACTGTGTCTGCAACGACACAGATCAATACTTTCATCACGCAGGCTGAGCAACGTATATACAACTCTGTTCAGTTCCCATCGTTGCGCAAAAATGCGACTGGGGTTACGTCTACTGGCAACAAGTATCTGTCATGTCCTGGTGATTTTTTGTCTGCGTATTCGCTGGCAGTTGAAACCGCTGATGGCCAAGAATTCTTGTTGAACAAAGATGTGAACTTCATCCGTCAGGCATATCCCAAAGCCACTGACACTGGCGTGCCCAAGTACTATGCGTTGTTTGGTCCAACGACTACAAACGATGCGTCTCCTGTAATCACCAACGAGTTATCGTTCATTCTTGGTCCTACGCCAGGGGCGGTGTACAACGTTGAGTTGCATTACTACTATTACCCCACCTCCATCACCACGGCGGCTTCTGGCCAAACATGGTTAGGCGACAACTTTGATTCTGTGCTGTTGTATGGGTCTTTGGTTGAAGCGTACACCTTCATGAAGGGTGAGGTAGACATCATCGCCGGATACAACCAGAAGTACATGGAAGCCCTCGCATTGGCTCAACGTCTGGGTGACGGTCTGGAGCGTAGTGATGCGTACCGCAGTGGTCAATATCGACAGCCGCCGTTGTCTCAGAATAACGGGGTGCGTTAATGGCATTCACAGGCAACTACAGTTGCAACACACTCCGGTCGGGCTTGATAAACGGGTCGTTCAACTTCTCGTCGAACACCTTTTATTTGGCGTTGTACACCAACGAAGCTACGCTTGACCAGACTACAACGGCGTACACCGTGACTGGAGAAGCTTCTGGGGGTAACTACGCTGCCGGCGGGCAGATTGTCACGGCTTCTGTAAACACTGAGACAACTTCATCCGGTAGTGTCACGTACATCAATTTCTCATCCCCCGCTTGGACGGGTGTCATCACTGCCAGAGGCGCTTTGATCTATAAGGCTGGGGATAATGGCGCTGTGTGCGTCTTGGATTTTGGCAGCAACAAAACATCTACCAACACTTTCACCGTGACGATGCCTGCAAACACAAGCACATCGGCACTCATTCGACTTGTATAAGGGGCATCCTATGTTCAACGAAAAAGCTAAATCTACCGACACCGTGGCTGCGGGTCTGGTTGCTGGCACGGCCTTGCAAAATGGTGCTCGTGGTGGTGGCGTGTTCCACGTTCAGTGCCTGGACAAAGATGGCAACCTGAAATGGGAAGACAAGATGCACAACCTCGTGGTCAACGAGGGGCTGCAAAACATGAACACCCAGTACTTCAAAGGCAGCACCTACACTGCGGCGTTCTTCTTGGGGTTGGTGACTGGGCAGGCGCATTCCTGTGTACTGTGAGCAGCGGCACTTCGGGGGTTTTGTTCTCTGAAGCCGACTTTCAGTCTCCTGGTGACCGTACCGTGGTGAGCGGGGATACGTTGAATGTGACCTACACGTTCAGCCTCGATGCTGCGTAATCCTTTGTGTTCGGCACATCCGCATTTGCTGCCGCGCCCTTTGCTGCTCTAGCGGGGGGTGCGACTGTTTATGACAGCGCAGTTGAAGAAGCTGCAACGGCTTTGGATACGGCGGTCAATGTGGTGGCGTTGTTTGCGCCCTTGATTCTGGAAGAGATTGCGGTTGGTGAGAACATTGTTGTCGCTGAATCTGACTTCAGCGCCGCCATAGCAGAAACAATCACTGCACTAGATACACCGTCAGCTTTGGCGGTGTTCCCCGCTTATTTTGAGGACGTGGTGTCTGTATCCGACACGTTCTCCGCTTTGGCGGACTTTTCAGCATCGGTGTCAGAGACAGCAGCAATACTGGATATTCCTGTTGCGTTGGCAGATTTTGTTACGTCTGTCGAGGATTCGGCCACTGCTTCTGATACGTTCAACGCTTTTGCAGATTTTGCTGTTAGCACTGCCGACACTGCCACGGGCGCGGACACCACCAGCGCCAGCATTGATTTTTTAGTGTTCTTGTCCGAGCTTGCTACAGCATCCGACTCCACCAGCGCACAAGCCGCGTTTGCCCCCCTTATAGACGAAACTGCTACGGGGTCCGATAGTGCTCTGGTGGCCCCCTCCACATTCAACGCTGTGGTTAGCGAGGTCGCAACGGCTTTGGACTCACTCTTGGCTTCCGCCGTCTTTCTTGCTACCATCCAAGACAGCGCAGTGGGGGCGGATGTAATTCTTGCCCGGTTCTTGTGGGAGATCATCAATGATGCCCAGAATGCGGACTGGGGGACGATTAACGCAGCACAGACATCAAGTTGGGCGAATGTAGACACCTCACAGTCAACCACTTGGGCGACAATTAACGATGCACAAACGCCGGGCTGGGGAGAAGTAAACACTGCTCAGTCAACCACTTGGCAAACTGTAAAAACGCAGGGATAAATATGGCACTCGTAGTAAAAGACAGAGTACAGGAAATAACGGGAACCACCGGGA